ACCAGCCAAGCATACTTAGCATCAACCGATTGGTACATCACTCGCCACGCTGAGACAGGTGTAGCAGTGCCAGCCGATGTGACTACAGCTAGGGCAGCAGCTAGGGCAGCGATTGTTTAATTAAGGAGAATAACTATGCCCCAAGGTAAAGGTACGTATGGGACTACGAAAGGTCGTCCACCAGCAAAACCTACTAAGAAACCAAAGAAAAAAGGATACTAGTTATGAAAGGTGTTACACATTACTTACCGAATGGTAAAGCATACACAGGCAAGACACACAAGCATACGTCAGGTAAAGTTATGACAGGCGCAAAGCATACTCCTTCTAGTAAGCCTTTAAGTCATAAGAAAGCTAAGAAGTAATGTGGGCTATCGTGTTAGCCACAATGTTAGCCAGTGGTGAACCTCAAGTACCTACGATAATGTCTAGCTACAGAACACTTGATACTTGTAGAAAAGAGTTATTACGTGTAGGTACAATAGGAGGCTACGAGCCTGTGGTTAGCCCGATGGTGGGGCTTGCAGTTGTTAAAGTAGAAGCAAAGAAGACTATAACAGCTTTCTGTGTTAAAGATATGAGGTCTATCTGATGTGGTCTACAGTAACAGAAGCGTATCCTGTCCACCAATGCCCCTCACAGGCTCCACAAGGCTCTGTGCTGGTCGTAGAGCCTCAGGTAATACGTGAGTATGACTATAGGTTTATAAGGCCTCCTATGGCTCCCTACGAGCTTACAGAGCATCAGTATTCAAAGAGGTTATGGATATGTTAGCAGAATTAGCGATTGCTAATGCAGCATTTAAGGTAATCAAGACTACCCTGAGTAACGGGAGAGAGATCGCAGATGCTGGAGCAGCCCTAGGTAAATACTTTGGTGCTGAGAAGACAATACAGAAGCAAGTGGCTAACGGCTCAGGTAACGTACTAGAAGCATTTCAAGCTAAGGAGCAACTAGCTAGACAGGAAGAAGAACTTAAGTTCATGTTGAACAAGCAAAGGCTCCAAGGATATAGTGATTTTCTTAAGTTTAAAGCACAGTACACTAGGGACTTAAAAGAAACTAAACAAGCGGCAATACGCCAAAAAGCAGCAAGAGCTAAAGCATTACAAGATAATTTATCCATAGCTATAAAAGTAGGCTTAGGGTTTATTGTTATTATGGCTGGTTTGTTAGGTGCAGCTATTTATATTAAAGGATACTACTAGGCATGGAAAACTTGACTCAAAAGCAGAAAGAAGAGATAGCTGAACTGGCTGCTGATAAAGCATATGACAGATTCTATCTTGCCGTAGGTAAATCAGTGACTAAGAAGCTAATGTGGATTATAGGTGCAGGTGCATTTGCTGCTTGGTTATACTTTAATGGAGATATGTAATGCCAGATGCTAAATTAACTAAACTAGGACTAACAGCTTACAACAAACCTAAGCGTACACCTAGCCACCCTAAGAAGTCTCATGTAGTGGTAGCTAAAGAAGGTGGAGTAACAAAGACTATACGCTTTGGTCAACAGGGAGTTACTGGAGATAAGACTAAAACAAAACGATCTGACTCATTTAAAGCTAGGCATGGTAAGAACATAGCCAAAGGTAAGATGTCAGCGGCTTATTGGGCCAATCGTGAAAAATGGTGAGAGGTAGTACAGCATGGGCATATTAAGTAGTTTATTCAGTGGCGGTAGTGCTGTTGCACAGCCTATAGAAGCCATTGGTAACATTATAGACAGTGTGTTTACATCAGATGAAGAGAGAGCACAAGGCGAACTACTTAAGCAGAAGTTAGCTATGCGCCCTTCTATGATGCAAGCAGAGATTATGAAGGTACAGGCTAATCACAGGTCTACCTTTGTTGCAGGAGCTAGACCCTTTCTCATGTGGGTATGTGGCTTAGGCTTCTTGTTTGCGTTTGTTATTAACCCCATCCTACAATGGGTAGCACCAGAGCTAGGTAGCCCTGAGTTACCCTTAGACGCTATGCTTGAACTTACGTTAGCAATGCTTGGCCTTGCAGGTCTTAGAACAGTAGAAAAATTAAATGGTAAAGCCACATGAAGACACATAAAGAGATGGTAAACAACGTACTTGTGAGGCTACGGGAACGTGAGGTTGACAGTGTTAATGAGAATAGTTACTCAAAGTTAATTAGTTTATTCATTAACGATGCTAAGGAGTTTGTTGAGTCAGCGTGGAATTGGTCTGTACTTAGGCAAACATTGACTGTAGTTACTCAAGATGGTGTATTTAACTATGTGCTTACTGACTCAGGTAATAACGTAGCTATACTAGACGTAGTTAACTTAACATCTAATACGTTCTTAAAGTATAAAGACCCACACTGGTTTAACAATGTATTTCTTAACAACACACCAGCCGAAGGTAACCCTGACTACTACGTATTTAATGGCGTGAGTGTAGCAGGTGACACACAGGTAGACTTGTACCCTATCCCTGATGGTGTGTACACTATCTACTTTAACGTAACTATGCGCTCACAGGAGCTTGTGGCTGATGCAGATACAGTACGTGTACCTCACTTACCTGTGCAAGCTTTAGCCTACGCTATGGCCCTTGAGGAGCGGGGTGAGGACGGAGGTATGTCAGCAGTATCGGCTAAGGCTCTTGCTCAAAACTTCCTATCTGACGCTATTGCCTTAGACGCTAACAAGCACCCAGAGGAACTGATCTGGGAGGTCTATTAACCATGGCTAAACAATTAATGTCCTCCTCTATTGCTGCACCTGCATTCTATGGCTTAAACACCCAAGAGTCAGGTGTAACACTACAGGAAGGTTTTGCACTACAGGCAGACAACTGCGTCATAGATAAGTTTGGTCGATTAGGAGCACGTAAGGGCTGGCAGATATTAAGCAACGCTAAGGATGGTTCAGCTAACGGAAACGTAGGTGTAGACTTAATAGGTGTGTCTAACTTTAAGGAAGTCACAGGTGCTGATACATTATTGTCATTCAGTGTTGACAAGTTCTACAAGGGGCTTACAAACTTAGTAACTTTAACTCCATCAACTGCCGACACAATAGCCGCAGGTAACTGGCAAGCTGCTACATTGAATGATCATCATTACTTCTTTCAACGTGGCTACTTACCACTTTTGTACACTAATGTTGGTGGTGCGGATACTTTTGAATCTATAGCTACACACGCTCATGTAACAGGAACTGCTCCCAGTGCTAATACAGTCTTATCTGCTTATGGTCGTTTATGGGCTGCAGACACAGCGACTAACAAAACCACAGTTTACTTTACGGACGTACTAAGCGGTTTTAAGTGGCATGGAGGTACTTCTGGTAACCTTAATATATCATCAGTGTTTACTCAAGGTGGTGACGAGATTGTTGCCTTAGGCGCACATAACGGCTTCTTAGTTGTCTTCTGTAAAGATAACATTGTTATTTACAGTGATGGTGATAACTTCCAAGCAGGTATGACTACCTCAAGTTTAACTTTAGTGGAAGTCATAGAGGGTGTAGGTTGTATAGCTAGAGACAGTGTACAGAACACTGGTGAAGACATCTTGTTCTTAAGTAACACTGGTATACGTTCATTAAGTCGTACCATACAAGAGAAATCTCAGCCTATGCGAGACATCTCTAAGAATGTACGTGATGATGTAATACAGGCCATTAACGCTGAGAACATTGATTTAATCAAGTCAGTCTACTCACCTATTAATGCTTTCTACTTAATTACTTTCCCTACGTCACAACAGACTTTTTGTTTTGACACCAGAGCACCTTTAGAGGATGGCAGCTTTAGAGCTACTATATGGCCCTCTGTATCACCTAAGGGTTTCTTGTCGGAAGGTTCTACATTATACTTTGCAGAGGACAATGGCATAGCAGAGTACAAAGGTTATCAAGACAATGGCTCTAAGTACGAAATGGCGTACTACAGTAACTTCTTTGACCTAGGTATGCCTAACGTGTCAAAGATAGTAAAGAAGCTGTCAGCGACTACAGTAGGAGCTACAGGACAAACTTTTGCACTTAAGATTGGATATGACTATAGCCCAGTATATTATGGTTATACATTTACATTAGAAGTAGGTACTGTATACGAGTATGGTATTACCGAGTACGGCATAGGAGAATACTCAGGCTCAGTCTTAATCAATGAACAAAAAGCATCAACACAAGGCGCAGGTGACATTATACAGATAGGATTCACTACTGATATTAATGGTGCTCCTATGTCATTACAAAAAATTTCACTATACGCCAAACAAGGTAAGGTACTTTAACTATGTCTAATTATACTAAAGCAACTAACTTTGCATCAAAGGACGCCTTACCCACAGGTAACGCACTCAAGACTGTCAGTGGTACTGAGATTGATGACGAGTTTNCAANCATACAAACGTCTGTAGCTACTAAAGCTAACTTAAGTGCGCCTACGTTCACAGGTATACCAGCGGCACCTACAGCAGCTACAGCAACGAACAGCACACAGATAGCCACCACAGCGTTCACACAGGCCGCTATAGTGGCTGGTGTTGCAGCTAAGGCACCCATAGACGCCCCTACGTTCACAGGCGTCCCTGCGGCTCCTACAGCNGCNNCNGGCACTAATACTACACAGTTGGCTACTACAGCCTTTGTACAGGCCGCTACGCCCACAGCAGCGACTATTAATGGTCTAGCNTATCCTGTAGGCTCTGTGTACACATCAGTAGTTGCAACTAACCCTAACAGCTTACTTGGCGTAGGTACTTGGGCAGCCTTTGGTGCTGGTCGTGTCTTAGTGGGTATCAATGCAAGTGACAGTGACTTTAATACAGTAGAGGAAGTAGGTGGCGCTAAAACTGACTCACATACGCTTTCAATCAATGAAATACCTAGTCACGTTCATGGGTACACAGGCGTACAGGGTACAGGTAACCCAGATGGTGCTAGCGACTCTGTAACAGCAGGTCACGCTAATTCATACCCAAGGCTGACTGAGCTAGATTATGAAGGCGGTGGAGCAGCCCACTCACACGATATTGTACAGCCGTATATTGTCGTATACTTTTGGAAGAGGACAGCATAATGCCGAGTATAGATGACGGATATGGTAACGCAAAAACCACAGCAAGTCGCAGTAGTGTCAGCGGTCAAGGGGCGCAATTCCAAGGAAATGGTAATGATGGGGCAGCAGCAAGAGCAGCAGCAGCCGCACAAGCAGCCGCAGTAGCACAGGCCACGGCTAATAGAAATATGCAAGCTCAAATAGCAGCAGCAGAGAAACAACAAGCAGCACAAGAACAGGCAGAACGACTTGCTTATGCACAACAACAGAACGCTCTAAACCCTATAAAAACTACAATGGGGACAGAGAATATAGGGTTTACAGGAGGCTCAGGACAACCAACTGTTAATGGAGTACCTGTCACAGAATTAGGTACGTATGGAGGTAATTACCCGCAGCCTTCACTATCACAAGCCATGGCGTCAGGTCAAGACTTTTCACCTCAAATGCCCAATACTGCGGCTGGTTGGATGGCAATGGCTACTAACCCTGCATCTATTTTTGCCAAAGCATTTGCAAACGAGAGTATGCTTGGTATGAATGACAGGGCAAGGGCCGAGTATGCTTTAAACGCTCAAGAAGCTGCACGTGACCCTAACAACCCTTGGAATACTATGACAGAGGCACAAAAAGTAAGTATGTCTCGTCAGTCTCAATTAGATGAACAACTACCTAACGCCTACATAGGCGGTGGTCAAGGGCGTCCTAACGAAGCACAGTTAAATGCTATGCGTCCATCAAACATATCTGAATCACAATGGTCTGGATTGCCTATGGAAATGAAATCTTCACTGGCACAGTCAAGTGGTATGATGGGAGGCATGGGTAACGCAGGAGGAGGCGGCGGTATGTTACAAAGTACAGTAGGTGTTGCTGGTGGCCCTATGGCAGGAGGTGTC